CGCGCATGATCTCGTTGCCGATCGCGCCCGGCGTCTTCGCCGTATAGGTGATCGTCCCGTTGACGGCGGGCGGCACGACCGGCGGCGCGTCGGCGATGACCAGCGCGAAGGCATCGCCATTGATCAGCGCGGCCAGCCGTTCGGCGATCACCGGGCCGGTATCGCCGGCCGCGATGGTGACGGCATAGCGGTCGCCGGCGATGTAGACGGCGGACATGCCGGACGCCGATGCCGTGCCGTCGATGGTATCGGTGAGGTTGGCCGCGACGCCCGCAACCGGCGCCGCATGGGGGATGCACCAGAGGGTGCCGACCATGTCGTTGCGGCGGTAGTAGTCGACCATGTCGGCGAGCACGCTGCCGGCGCCGAACAGACCGGCGGCCTGACTCTTGTCGGTCACCAGTATCGGCTCGTTGGCGACGGCCGGGCTGCCCGCGGCCATCGGGCCGAACAGCAGAGTCGGTTGAAGCTGCTGGAAATACGACGCCTCGCGCGCCGAGATTTCAGCGTAGAACAACGGGACGCGGATGTTGGCGGGGATGCGCTCGAACGAGACGGGCATGACTACTTCCCTTTCGCTTGGCCGTTGGGCTTGGTGGACGGGAACGGGGAGACCGGATTGATGAAGGTGGCCTCGACCTCGATGCGGCCGTCCGGTCCCGGGTAGCCGCCTTCGTAGCCGCCATCGACGTTCGGCGGCGTACCGGGCTCGCCCGTGTTGGGATCAGCGGCGGGGTCGATCACGTCGACCTTCATGCCGACGGTCTGCAGCCAGTCGGGAACCACCGGCTCATAGGAGCAGGAATACTGGACGCCGAAGTCGATGGTCGCCGTCGTCAGGCGCCACTCGCCCTCGACGTTGCGGTCGATCTCGACATCCATCGTCAGCACGCGCTCGAAAAGCTGCAGCCATTTGCCGTCACAGAGCAGCGCGTTCTTGACGACCTCGCAGTAAACGTCGATGCGCTCGGCGATCGCGGCGTCGTTGATGTCCTCGCAGACGATTTGCACGATGAGGTGCGCCGTCGTCACGAAATCGGGGATCGAGATCGAGCGCCCTTGGTGGCTGGCCGAATTGGTATAGACGCGGAGCGCCGGGAGAAGCTCGCGCTTCAACTGCGGCAGGCGCGAATCGTAGACCCGCGGGAACGGCGTCAGCGCCGCGAGACGCGTGACGGTCTCCTTGCGAAGCGTGGTGAGGTACGGCACCGGCACCGGCATCCTTGCGCTCTAGCACCGATGCCGTGGCCGAAAATCAGGAATCAATGGCCGGAACAATTATAGTATCAGCCCGCTCCCCTTGATGCGCAGTTCGCAGCGCCACGTCCGCCGGGCCCAGCCGATCACGAGGAGATCGAAGGGCAGACCGATGCGCAGCAGCGTCTCGTGGCAATAGACTTCCTCGCCGGCCTTGAGCGCGTACGTGATCGCGACCGGCGGCGCGCGATCCTTGATCGCCTCGGGGCCGCACGCGGACAGCACTAGCGCGAGGAGTACCGGGGTCGCCTTCATGGCGCCGCGCCTATGCGGTTTGGCGCGCGCGGACCAAGCCGCCGATGATCTTGCGCAGCGTGCGATCTGACAGGCCCTGCCCGTTACCGAGGCGCGGCCGAAGGATCGCGATGATCTCGTGGATCGGCGTCGTCGGGCTGATCAGCCGGGCGCCCATGGCGGCGGCGTAGTGTGTCGCGATCTCGTCGCGGCGCGTCGGCCGGCCGGGGCCGTTGTGCGGCGTCGGGCCGGGACTATAGGCGCCTTCGCTGGTCACCGTGCTGATGCCCAACTCCTGCTTGATCAGGCGGAACTCGAATTCGCCGAGATCGTCTTCATCGCGCGTGACGATTTCGTAGGTCTGGTTGCGGATGATCAGGGTATCGCCCAGCGTCGGCCACGGCTTCGGCACGACGGCGCGATCGCAGTAGAACTTGCTCTCGGTCGTGCCCAGCCCGGGCTCGATGTCGCCCGTCCCGACTTCGAGCGGGTTGACGTAGAAGCGTCCCGGCACACGAACGCTTCGCCACATCGCGTCCTCGCGGAAAGCAACCGCGAGGTCGTGCAGCAGATATTGAAAATCCTCCATGCCCATCGTCGGCGCTCAACGCAGCGGCGGGCCGAACACCTGCCAGCCAACCAACAAAAACAACAGGAACGGAATGAGCGCGACGCCTAGCACACCGTAGGCACCGATCAGGCCGAAATGCCAGACGATGCCCACGATGAGCCAGATCAGCATGAGGACCCAGTAGGCTAGGCCCCGTGTCATGGGACGCTACGCGGGCTTGGGCGCAGCCGTCGGCGGCAGCGGTGTTCCCGCGGTCGGCGGCGCGCCGGAACCCGGCGGACGGTTGGCGATGTGATCGGGCGGCGGCACCGGTACCGGACGCGGCGGCGGTGAGCCGGGCGCGATGGTCGCGTAGTGCCAGACGCCTTCGGGATCTCGGACGAGCACGAGCGTGGCGCCCGGTTCGGTCGGCCGCGGCGGGTTGGTAGCCGGCGGCCGATTGTCGGGATGACCGGGCGAGCCGGGCAGGCCGTGGCTTGGATAGCCGCCACCCGGCAGACCCTGATCCGGACGGTCGGGCCGGCCGCCGACGCCGCCCCAGATGTGATCGGGGCCGCCGCCACCGAAGCCGGGATCGACCGGGCCTTCGATGGGCGCGATGAAGGCAAGGCCGTTGCCGAGAGCACGAACAAAATAGATGGGCATAGTTGCTCCTTGGTTGGTACGCGTGAAACGCCAGTGCTGGCCGTCGCGGGTTACGCGATAGCCGGGGAACGTCCGCCGTTCGGCATGGCCGGCGAGCCGCTACGAGTCTGCATCCCGGTCGGCGCCGGGGCATTCGAGACGCGGACGGTGAACAGCGTCGTGGGCGCCGTGCAGATTGGCAGCACGTTCATCTGCGCTTCGAGTTCAACGCCCTTGTCGAAGTCGATCTCCTTCATCTTGCTGTAGCGCGGCAGCGCGATGCGGTTGACCGTCTCCATGTAGTCGGCCGGGGCGTACGCCTCGACGAACAGTTCCGGCACGCCGACCGGGAAGAAATGGATCTCGTCCGGCGCGACGAAACGGATGTTGCCGACCTGCCCGCGATACTCCTCGATCGTCACGTCCTTGAAGGAGAGCGTCCGGCCGAGCGCGTTGGCTGTCAGCATAGCCGGGTTGACGCCGAGGTACGGCGCCCGCAGTTCGGGATGCATCGCGAAGGCATCGAAGGCGGTGCTGCCGGCGACGCCATAGATGCTGGTGTACATGCCGCCGGGGATGTTGTTCGCCATCGCCCGGCCGAGCGAGTTGATCAGCCCGGTAAGCTGCCCGGACCAGAACAGTTGGTCGCCGCCCGCCCCGGCGCCGACGATCGGCCAGTCGATCACCGGATTCGGCGGAACGTGGAACATGTCGTACAGGCTGTACTGCGTCATCGGCGCGCCGGTATCGCGATCGGCCTCGGTGACGACGATGCCCTTGACCGCGCCGAGCCGCAGATATTCCTGCGTGAGATCGAGGCGCCGACCGAGCGACGCCTCGCGCTCGTCGACCACGGTCTGCACAGCCTCAAGCTGATTGTCCGTGCCGAAGGCGCGGATGTTCTGCACCTCATCGGCGAAGATGCTGGAGCGGATCGGGAAATGCGGGATTACCGCCGGCACCAGCGCGCGGCCTTCCGGCACGTCCGGCGTCGGCGGCGCACCGCGCGGGCGCTCGGGCACCAGTGCGAGGCGCGAGTTGCGGACCTCAAAGAGCGCGGTCGTCGTCGCCAACATGCGCGGCGAGAACAGGTTGAGCCGTCCGATGTTGCCGGGCGTGAACGGCTGTTGGTTGATCACGCCGGTCAGTGACCAGACGTTGAACACGTTGCTGCTGAAAACGTCGAGCATGGCGGTGATCCTCCCCTATGTGCGTGGTGCTTCGGGCGGGGAAGGAGTCCCGGCCTGTCGGCGCTGCTCCTCCTCGGCGCGGAGCCGCTGATCTTCCTCCTGCCGCGCGCGGAACTGTTCGTCGGTCTCGCCCGCGCGCTGCGTCAGGACGGCCGGGACAGTCGGCGGCGCCGGGTTGGGCGATCCGGCCGCCGGCATGTCGGGCTCGGCAGCTTCGAGCGTGCTGGGCGCGAAGCTCGGCTCCTTGGGGTAGGTCGGCTGCGCCGCGGGCGGGACGGTAACCGCTGTGCCCGGGATGCCCGAGATCACCTCACCCGGGACCGTCGGGTTGAAGCTACCGGTCGCCACGTTCGGCAGCACGGCCTGTCGCACGATGATGGCGTGCCGCGACAGTTCCTGCCGCACGGCGGTCGGATCGAGCGAGCCATAGAGCAGCATGGCGTCGGTGACTTCGGCGTCGCGCGTCACGACGGTCGCCATGCGCGGACCCGCCTTGGTGCTGATCGCGTGACAGAGGATGCCGACGATATCGGCGGCGACGGCCGGCACGGCGGGATCGCCCGGGCCGGACACGCCATCGACGGCGAAGCCGTCATGCGTGATCAGCGTGCCGGCGAACCACGGCGCGTCGCGCTGGACCAGCGTGATCTCGTCCATCGAGCGATAGGAGTTCGCCCGGCTGAGAAGGAACTGCCAATCGCGCGGCAGTGACGTGGTGAGGTCGGCACCGGTCGCGCCGGCACTGAGCTTGGTGGGAAGCGCCATGATTGATCTCCCTATGCTGTGTAGGCGGGCGGCGGCTGCTGCTGCGCCGGCTGCAGCGGCGTGAAGACGGGCGGCGGCGGCTGTTGCCGCGGCGTTTCCATCAGCGCATGGGCGATCGCGCCGGCCGCCACGCGTAGCTGACGGATCATCGCGTCATCCTCGGGCGACCGCTGCGCCGGGTCGGCCGAAGCAAGCTGCACGAGCGCCGGTAGCAGCATGGCCGCGGCGTCGGTGAAGGTCTTTACGGTGCCCGAATCCATGGCCTACCTCCGTCCCGGGTACATCTGCGCCATGCGATTGGCCGCCGCCTTGCGCGCGCCGTCGGCGGCCGAGGCGTTGGTCCGCTCGCTGGTGTCGATGGGGACAATCGACGCCTTCTCGGCGTCGGCCGCCTGCGCGACCTGCAGCTTCTGCATGACGGCCGTGATCGACAGGCCTTCGGCGATGAAGCCGGCGGCAAGCTCGGGGTGCTTGGCGAGCGCACAGAGCGCGCCGATCTCCTTCGCCGCGGCTTGGAATGTCGCGCGGGCTTCGTCGACGCGAAGCTGGATGACGTTGCTGTCGGCCGGCGGCGTGGGCGCGGCGGGCGTCTCGGCGGCGGGGACCGGCTGCTGCTCGGTGGTATCCATGCGGGCTCCTCTCTTGCTGGTGTGGGCGACGAGTGCGGCATGCGCCTCGTCGATGGTGCCGACCTTGTCGGCGAGGCGCTGGCCTTTGGCGTTCTCGCCGAAATAGATGCCGGCTTCGGTCGCCCGGATCGCTTTCCGGTCGATGCCGCGATGGAGCGCGACGGTGTCGACGAGCTTGCTGTAGAGCCGATCGACTTCGGCTTGGATGGTGGCCTGCGCATCGTCCGAGAGCGGCTCGTGCGGGTTGGCGTCGATCTTGTGCGCGCCGCGATAGACGTACGTGTACTTGATGCCCTCGGCGGCATCGAAGGCGGACATGTCGGCGTGCAACGCGACGACGCCGAGCGAGCCCAGCGCCGCGGTCTCGGTCGTGAAGACGCGGCTCGCGGCCGATGCCAGCACGTAGGCGGCGGATAGCGCGTCATCGTTGGCGATCGCCCAGATCGGCTTGCTCGCCGACCCGGCACGGATCTCGCGCGCGAGGTCGAAGACGCCGCCGGCCTCGCCGCCCGGGCTGTCGATATCGAGCAGGATGCCGCTGACCCGCGTATCGGCGCGCGCCGTGCGGATCACGGTGGCGATCGCCTCGTAGGATTGAAGCTCCGTCGAGTCGGCGGTGATCTGCCCGGCCCGGCGGACGAGGACGCCATGGATCGGCACGAGCGCCACGCCCTTGCTGATGGCGTAGCCGCGCGGTCGCGGCGTGTTCTCGGCGGCGTCAAAGGCGAGCCCGCGGAAGTCGGGCAGGTTGAAGCCCTGCTCGGGGATCAGCGAGCCGCGCTGCTGCAGGGCGGCGTGCAGGCCGAGCAGCATCTTGTCGAGCTTGGCCGGCGCGATCAGCAGCGGCGGGCCGAAGATACGGGCGAGGATATGGGGAAGGGCACGGATCATGCGGCTTCCTCCTCGGGCTTGTCGTCGGGCCGCTCGTCGTCGTCGTCGTCCTTCGGCTTGCGCTCGGGATCGTCACCGGTAGCGCCCGACCCCTGCGCGCCGCCGCTCTTGGCGATGCCGGGCTTCGGCGCCTCGATGCCGTACTGCTTGCGCAGGGCCTCGGCCTCGGCGATGCGGCGATAGACCGTCTCGATGTCATAGCCCTCGGCCTCGATCGCGTCCTGCGGCGCCATCACCTGCATGTCCATCGCCAGCTTGACGGCCTGCCGGTCTTTCAGCGGATCGACCCACGGCGCGCGCGGCGTGATCGCCTGCATCGCGCGATAGACGCCGGGCTGCGCGGTGTACTGCGCGGCGGTGATCGGGACGGCGCCGGCAAGGACCGCGGTATCGAGCCAGCGGACCCAGACCTTGCGCAGAAACTGGAACACCAGCACGGCGTGTTGGAACGCCTCGACTTCGGTACGGAAGGCGAGCAGGCCGGCGCGGCTGCTGGCGTAGGACGTTTTCGTGAGGTCGGCCGAAAGCTCGGCGTAGGGGATGCCGAGCGCGGCGCAGAGTTGCAGCAGGGTGCGGAACTGGAACGGCTCGTAGCCGCCGCCCGAGCCGCCGGGATTCGAGAACTGCACCTTCTCGCCGGGATAGAGCTCTACGCTCGCGCCCGGCCCGTAGACGGCGGGGTCGTCCTCGGGCCGCGGCTCCAGCGGATTGCCCTCGCCATCGAGCGACTCGGGCTTCTCGATGAACGTGGCGTAGCGGGCCTGCTGCTTGTTCCGCTCGAGTTCGGCGTCGTCGTACACGTCGAGTTGGAACAGCTTGACCAGCGCCGCGGCGTAGCCGGTGAGCCCGCGTAGCTGTCCGGCCTCGACCGGGTCGAAGACGTGGATCACTTCACTCGCCGGGACGCGCGTAAGCTGACGGCGCATGAGCGCGTCGTTGAAGGTGATGGTCGGGTCGGTCGGGTTGCTGCGATAGAACCAGTAGGCGACGCGGCGATCGCGCACGTTGCGATCAAACTCGATGCCCATGCGGATCTCGCCGCCGGCATTGTTCTGTCCTTCCGGCACGACCTCCAGCCGCGACGAGGGCAACTGTTCGGTCGGCAGTAGCTGTAGCTGCAGCGGGATCACGAGCCCGTCCTGCGGAAAGCGCGGGCGGAAGCGCACGAAGCACTCGCCGGCAAGGAAGGCCTCGCGGGCAACCCGCCGGGTGAGACCGTAGAAGTCGGTCACCTCCTCGGCGTCGGCCTCGTCGGTCCATGCCGCGAAGGCGAGTTGCACGGCGGCGCGCAGCGGCCGGTCGGGGATCAGCGACGACGGCTTGATGCCGGCGCCGACGGTCGCCGCCGACCACGAGCGCAGCGCGGCCTTGGCGTAGCCGTTGTTGCGGACCAGATGGCGCGCGCGGGCGACGATGGTCGGCCCGGCTTCGCGCATCAGCGCATTGACGTGCTGGCTCGCCGGCTGCCAGACGGCCATGCGGCGGCGCATCGAGCCGGCTTCGAGACCGGACGGCACCGCGGCCCCGCCGAGCGGCCCCCACGGATTCACTGGCGGCAGTCCGCTCGTGAACCAGTTGAAGGCGTTCGCGAATATCGCCATCGCCTAGAGCCCCTTCGGCTGGTCGAAGTAGGAGAGGCGGTGCTTGCCCAGCCAGACGCCGGTCGCGCAGGCCACGTAGTCGCGCTTCAATTCGTCGATCGTCTTCTGCATGTCGGCGGGACTGCGATAGGCGACCGAGCGTCCGCGGTCGGCGATCGACGACACGCCGCTCGCCTGCTTGACGATCAGCGATTCGAGGAGGCGCTTGCGCGCGTCCTGCGCCTCGGGGGAACAGTCCAGCCAGACGGGCAGGCCTCGACCGTAGCAGGTCAATGGCGTCTCCTTGACACGACAAGAAATTACCGCAACGGTAGCGGGGTCGATTCCAAGGATATCTGCTGTCTACTGAATGTTGGGCCGTTCCCCCCGAGGGCGGCCCAATTTTTTTGCGCAAGTGATGCGCTGTCAGTCAGTGGCTTTGCCGGCGCACCGCTGCTGCCATACGCCGCGCTAATGACTTTTGCAAGCGAGCCTTCATCGTCTTCTCGACAACCTTCTGCACTTCGGGCTGCGCGAACGTGCCGCCGATGGTCGGTCCCCATAGCTGCTCGATGGGCAGCCGCTTCTTGGTGACGCGGCGATAGACGCCGGTATGGCCGTTGCGCATGGTCGCGATGAAGGCGTGCCGGATCAACTGCAGCTTGCCCCATGCCTTCGTGCTCACACCGGTTGCCGTCTGATGGACGGGGAAGTCGATCAGCGCGATCGGCCGCTTCGAGCTTTTGATCTCGACCTCGTAGTCGCCGGGGTCGACGCGCTGGTACCAGATGCGATCCTTGACCAGCGCGGACTTGAGCCCGGTGCGCTTGGCGATCACCTTCGCGGCTTGGGTCTTGCAGCTTTTGGCGCAGTCGACGAGGGCCAGCGCCACGATCTTGTCGAGTTGGGGCTTCGCGATCGAGCCTAGCGAATTGACGTAGCCTTCGGCGTTTACCGTGATCCCTACTTGGACGGCCATGATCTGCTCCGCTCCAGCTTGTCGGCCCGCGCCAGCAGTTTGCCGGCCGCCGAGTGCAGGCCCATCACGTCGGCGAGATAGCCAGCGACGCGGCGCATTTCCGCGGGAGTCGGGTGCGCCGGCACCGCCTCGTACTCGCCGTTGCCCAGATGGCGGCCGGCGACCATGGCGACATCGCCCGGCGACCAGCCGGCGAGCTTGCTGCGGCCGGCCCGGATGGTGCGGTCGGCACGATAGCGCGCATTCGGGTTGCTCATGCGGTTAGCCTCCGGTGGATCTCGATCATGCGGAGTGCCGCCGTCCGCGCATCGTCGAGGGCGTGATGGCGCAGGCCGAGGCGCTCGACCTCGACGGTAATGCCGCGCTGCTCGCCGAGCCAGATCAAGGTGCGGGTGTCGCGGCAGTTATAGAACTTCCACGGGATCGGGACCCCGACGGCGCGCATCGCGAATTCGAGGATCGGGATATCGAAGGTCGCGCCGTGGCTCCAGACCATCACCTCCTCGGCGATACCGAACTGATCGACGAAGGCGGCGAGTCCTTCGAGCGCCGCGCGCAGCGTGAGTTGGTTGTCGGCCAGCGCCGCCTCGGCCGCGGGGTCCTGCTGGGTCCACCATGCGACCGTCGCGGGATCGTACGTCAGCCCGGCCGCGGCGCACGATTCCCAACTCACGTTGTCATAGTAGAGCGGCCCGAGCGGCTGGCCGTCGAAGTCGAAGAAGGCAGCGCCAATGCTGCGGATCGCACAGCCGGCACCGGTCCCCCACGTTTCAAGATCGAGCATCAGGTGGCGATAAATCAGCTTATCTCCTCGACGTATTCGAGCAGGCGGTCGAGCGCCGCCGCGGTGTTCTCTACCAGATCACGGCGTCGGTCGATGTCAGCAGCGTACGCGACCAGCACCAGCACGGCCGACGCGTAGGCGTTTATCCGCATCAGCAGTTCGGCACTCTCGGCCTTGGTCAGCATGTCATCCCGTCCAGTAGGCGACGCGGCGGCGGCGCCCGGGGGTAACCGGGCGGGCGCGGATGTTGCCGGCCGAGGCAGCGGGCGGCAAGGCGCCGGGCGGGACGGGGACAGGGGCCGGCGCAGGGGGCGCCAGCGGCCCGCTGGCGGGCGGCGTGCTCGCGGGCGGGGGATTACGGGCCGGCAACTCCGATAGGCCTAGCTGCTCCTCTAGGCTGCGCCAGCGGCTATCCGACCAGCGGTC